ACATGTTGACAAAGTGTCCGCGGCAGATTATACTAATACATCAGCGGGTTCAGCTCCAACAATTTCTGATGCGGCCGATGGTACAACACCTACATTTAGCAGAACAGATTACTTAGTTCCAGCAAATGACGAATCGCTTAATATGGATATTGAATCATACGATGCTCGTATTGATTTGGTCACAATTGATTCATATGGAACGATTGAATTGGTCAAAGGTGAAGAAGAACAAATCCCTGGACCGCCAAAAGTTTCACCAGACAAACTAGTTATTTCAGAAATCTTTATTCCAGGCTATCCTGCTCTAAGCGCATATGATGCTGATCGCCAAAAGAAACCAGCATATGCAATTCGTACAAGAGCCAAAGGAACAAAACGATATACAATGAGCGACATCGCTCAGATTGACGATCGTATTGATCGTTTAGAATATTATGTTGCATTAAGCCAACTCGAGCAGTCAGTAGAAAATATGAATGTTCTTGATGAAGATGGCTTAACAAGATTTAAAAATGGTTATTTAGCAGAGCCGTTTAAGAATCTTACATTTGCAAATATGGAAGATCCATTATTTGATTCGGCAGTACTGTTTGATCGCGAAATCTTAACACCGCGTGTAAGTACTTTCCCAATTAATCTAAAATATAAATCTTCAACTACATCTACTCTTTTCCCAACAACAGCAATTGCTGATACAGGTACAATTAGTAGAAACTCACATGTAAGTATTATTAATCAGCCTTATGCAACAACGTTCAGAAATGCTGTAAGTAACTTCTACCAATATAAAGGTGTAGGCCAATTATCGCCATCACACGATTTTGGTGTAGATACTGTAGTAAATCCGGTTCCTGTCACAATTGATATTACAACGCCGTTCCAAGATTTTGCTGATGCTATTCAAGAATTCTTGCCACTTACCGGATCACGCACAGTCGGCGAAAGATTAGTAAGTAGAACACGAAGAGGCCGTACTACTACATCTGTATTTGAGCAAACTGTTCGAACAAGATCTGTTGAAGTAAACGAAAATACGAACGAAAACCAAGTCGGTGATTTTGTATCTAACGTAGCATTTACACCGTTTATCAGATCAAGAGAAGTTAAGATCTTTATTGCAGGTCTTCGTCCTAACACACGTCATTATTTCTTCTTTGATGGACAAGATATTAACTCACATGTTTCACCAGGTACAGATGAAGATAATGCAAGAAGCGTTCATAGATTTGGCGAAAAAGGTGACTCAGTTACTACCGATGCAAATGGTATTTTACGAGCTGTATTTGATATTCCTGCTGAAACGTTTTATGTAGGCGAGCGCAAACTTGAAGTTGCTGACGTAAGCCAATATTCAAGCATTGAGTCAGGCGGTACATCAGAAGCTAAACTCACATATCATGCATATAATATTGACGTAGAAAAAACTACACTTCAAACTCGCGTACCAGATATCGACATCGGCACAGTCACAACATCAAGAAACGTGACTCGTAGATTTACTGAGCCAGACAACGGCGGAGGCGATCCACTTGCTCAAACATTCTTTATTAAGAAAGGTATGGGTAAAGGTGTAGATACAGTAATGCTATCAAAGGTCGACTTATACTTCCGTCGTAAATCAGACGTGAATGGAGTAAACATTCAGATTCGTGAAGTTGTAAATGGCTATCCTTCTGCAGAAATCATGGCATTTGGACAAGTACATTTAAAGCCTTCGCAAGTAAGTGTTTCAGATGACGCAAGTGTAGCAACAACCGTCGACTTTGAGGCGCCAGTCAGACTTGAGACTGAAACTGAATACGCAATTGTAATTAAACCAGATGCAAATGATCCTAATTATCTTGTGTACACATCTAAGGTTGGTGAAACTGACCTCACACCTGGAGACACTCAAGGACAAACAGTTGTACAAGACTGGGGTGATGGTGTACTATTTACATCAACAAACGATCGCGCATGGAAATCATATCAAGACGAAGATATTAAGTTTACTTTATATCGCCACGATTTCAACGCAAGCTCAGGCTCTATTACTCTTACGGCTGATGCTCCAGAGTTCTTAACTCTTTCAGATTGGAACGGACAATTTACTCAAGGCGAATATGTCTATCAGCTTAAAGATAACGATAACGGTGACGATGCAGACATTGCGATGGTTTCTGGAACTAAAGTAATTTCAGGCGTAAACCTAGATGATACGTATTCAGCCGGTGACTTTATCTTGGTTGAAGACTCAGGTAATACAAGAAAAGAAATACTTGAAATTGCAAGCGTAGATAGCGCAACGCAAATGACAACAACAGATAAAGTCTCGTTTACTGTTGCTGAAGGCCGACCTGTTGTAGTAGGTAAAGCAACTTATCACAATCATCGTAGACCAGAAACCTTGTACCTAGATGAAAGTTCTGCAACAACAACTTATAACTTTGTTGCAAACACGGTGTATGGCTTAGCAAGCGGAGTAGAAGCTGAGATTAGCACAGTGGATAATATTAATCTAAGCTACATTCAGCCAATTATTCAGAAGACAAATGATTCTGTGTCAAGAACAACCGTTGAAGGTAACTTCGTTGATTCAAATAATACAAACAATTATTATGATCATCCAATGAAGTTTGCAGACTCAAACTACTTTACTCAAAACGGCGTAGTTGTATATAGTAAAACAAATAACTTGTCTGATACAAAACCATTTGATATTACAGTGAATATGACTAACGAAAATAAATCAACGTCATCTCCATTGATTGATATTGAAACTTCAATGCTGTTTGCTAATCAATATGAAATTGGCAACACAGATGATACGTCAGCAAAATATATTTCGTCAGTTGTAGAACTTGCTGAAAACTTAGATGCAGAAGACATGAAAGTATTTGTAACTGGATATAGACCAAAAGATACAAACATTAAAGTTTATATTCGCCCACAACATGCATATGACGGGCAAGCATTTGACTCAATTGATTGGATTGAATTAGAATTAGTAGACGGTGTTCGTGCGTTCTCTTCTTCAACCAATGCAGACGATTATAAAGAATTTGTATTCCAAGTATCTGAGGACGATAAGAACGCGGATGGAGCTTTGGAATATACATCATCAGGCGGTGGCGACTTCGTCGGATTCAGAAAATTTGCAATCCGAATAGATCTATTGTCACCTAACATTCACAGAGTGCCAACAGTGGCAGACTTCAGAGCGATTGCGTTAACATGATAAATCATACTAGAGACTCTAATTCTAATGCTGTTTTAAATATGGATGCGGCAGCCTTAAATAAATATAAGGTAGAGAAAAAACTACATAGGCGAGTTGCATCTCTAACCAAAGAACTCGAGTCTGTTAAAACAAAATTAGATCTAGTTTGCGAAAAATTAGAAGAATTAGAGATTAAGTAAATGGCAAAGTCGAATATCACAAACATTACCACGGCTCAAACGTTTCAAAACTGGTTTGACAAAACAAACGAGCTCGTTGACTTATTTAAAAATGAAACACTTACAGCATCTCAAGGCAACGGGGATACCACAAACGGTAACGCCACTCTTGTCGGTGATTTCACTGCTACAAACTTAACAGCTACAACGGCTGTTAAAACAGATACAATTGAAGCCAGAACAAACGGCGGAGACGTAGATTTTGATTCTCCGATCGCAGTTACAGCTGCAACGTCACAGCTATGTGCTACCTTTGAATACTCATCTGGTGGCGGCCAAACAAAATACACAGATGGAACTGTAGGTTGGGATGTAGGTCTTGAAGATTCTACCAATCGTAGATTTATTATTAACACAGGCGTTGGCGATACAAAGTTTGAACTAAGTACTGGCGGAACCTTAAAGGTCCCAAATATTGAGTCATTAGAAGGTATTGATGTTGGAACTGACTTAAACGTAGAAGGCGATGCAAGATTTGAAGGCACGTCTGTTTTTAATGGTGACGTCGATATGCGCCAAGCTGACATTACAGCAAACAATGTTTTTGCCCTTGGCGAAGTTGTCACAAACTACTCTACATCTGATATTGCCTTAAAGGAAAATGTAGAAAGAATTGAAAATCCATTGGAGAAAGTTTCTGCAATTGGCGGATATACTTTTAACTATAAAGACACTCCAGATGAGATGGTAACAGGTGTTATTGCTCAGGAGATTGAACAAGTCCTCCCAGGCCTTGTTTATGAGATTGACCATCCAACCCGCGGTCAACATAAAGCAGTAAGATACGGAAACCTTGTAGCCCTCCTCATCGAAGCAGTTAAAGAATTGAAAGATGAAGTACAAAGGCTAAAAGATGGCACTCCAGACTAGCGGCACAATTACTCTCAACGATTTAAGAAATGAATTTGGCGGCGATAGAAGTTTAGACGACTACTATCGTGGAGGCGGAAACGTGCCTAATATTTCTCAGAATAATAATGTACCAACATCAGGCGAGATTCGCTTATCTCATTTTTATGGCGCAACCGATGGAATTCCTCTTCGCATTGATATCATTGGTGGTGGCGGAGGCGGAGGCGGTGGTGCCGAGGATGGCAACCCAGGCGGTCGAGCTGGCAACGGAGGAGACTCTTGGGTTCGTAATCCAGACAGTACTAACGTAGTATTTTGTGAAGGTGGGCTTGGTGGTGCAAATGGAGACTCTGGGGGTGTTAACGGACAGGCCGGCGAAGGATCTGCATTCGGCCGAGGAGGCGGTAATAGAAACCAACGTCAAAATGGCTTGGATGCACCGGCTAGCCGATGGGGCGCTGCTGGAGGCGGAGCTGGAGGTGACGTCGACTCTGGAAAAAATGATAGCCAAGGTAATGGCGGTGAAGGTGGAGAAGCAGGCGATAGATTAGTAGGGACGTATGCTGCATCTCCTGGTACAGTTTCAGTTCGAGTAGGAGCCGGTGGGAACCGCGGCGACTCAACTTGGGATGGTGGCCGAGGCGCAGGCGGCCGTGTTCGTATTCGTGATGGACGTGATGGTGACCGAACATTTACAGACGGTAACCGTCGTCGTACTCGCAACTTTAACTATAGAGTGACATAATTATGGGAATGGAAGTCGTTAGAGAATTTGTAGAAACTGTATGCAGTGCTAATGATCATGTATCTAACACTACTTGCGAAGCCGTGAATACTATTCTTGTAAGGGATGGGCAACACGGTCTAGAATATGGATTTACTTCAAGAGCAGAAGAAGCAAATAACTTTATTCAATTCCTTGAAGATAATGGCGTCTCGATTGATCCAGATTTAAACTCGTTCATTCAGCAATGGAGAAAGATACCATATGAGTCTAATCCGCGATTTGGCATAGAGGCAACTAGATCCATCAATGGACCAGTTGTTTTCGTTGGTGGTAAACTACGACACGATTTAAATTGGTTTATTAATGATTATGATTTTTCTGAAGGATTGCCTGCAAACACAGATATTCGTGACGCAACAGGTGGCGGGATTAAACTGGGTTGGGATACTAACGAAAATCGATTTACATCAATTAAACTATATTCAAGAAGTGGTGAAGAGCCGTTAGGTCATAACTCATTTAGAATAGCTGCAAACAATGATGTAACTTTCTTCGACAGAACGTTTTGTACTCATCAGACGGCATTTACAGATGCTAACTCAGCACCTGAACGTTGGGCTAATAATGCTCAAGATATAATCGACATAGTTAATAAATACAATGGAGTTGATGGCGTAGGTATAGCCTGGCGCACAACTGAAAGAGTTGCAGATAGTGATGGAAACTGGGGACAAGATCAGGGTGGAATTACATTTACTGTGTGGCAAAAGAAGCCGCAACCGCCCTCAAGCTTTGACCCAAATGATATAAATAACCCATATAGATATATTACAGAACCAAACGAGAACGAGTGGTACAGTCCAGCAAATACTGCTAACACTCACGCTGAATAGGGATAACGAAGGATACCTGAATGTCAAAGATTTCAGAATTAGGCCCAATAACAGGCGCCAATACCAGATCCGAAGACCTCTTTGTCATTGTAAATTTGATCCAAGGTGACGACGGCACTAAAAATATCACACGCCGTGAATTAGTACAAGCTATTCAATATGAAGAATTTAATCGAATTACAATCACTGGTGGCTCTATTTCGGGCGTTAATATGTTTAACTCCACACTCAGTGGCGTTACTATTAATGACTCGATCTATAATCGTGGTACAATAAACGATTCAGAACTGAATGATGTTACAATCAACACTGCTACTGCAGATGATGTAACTATGACAGATTCAGCAATTTCTGACTCTTCATTTAATGACGGTACTGCAAACAACATCGTTATCACAAATTCAGAAATTAATGATGGCACCGGTAACAACATGGTGTTTACCAACTCGACTATTGATGATTCAACTATCAATAACTCGACTGGTAACAATAACGTCTTTGATAATACTACAGAAAATAACATTACTATCGAAGGCGGTACTGCCAACAACTTAATCTTAACAAATATTACAATTGACGAGTTGGTTCTTGAAGATGCTACTATCTCGAACTCAACAATTGTTACTACAGATTTCTCAAACGGCACCATCAGCGATACAGATCTCGATAATGTAGATATTACAAACTCTCGTTTCTCAAATGGCGACATCTGGGATACAGCAATTGCAAATAGCACAGCTGATAATATCACAATTACTGGTTCTTCATTTACATCAGGTACTATTGAATCTTCGACTGCAAACAATATTACAATTACTCAGTCGACTGCTACCAATTTTGACATTACTGAAGGCAACATTTCTGAAGTAAATATTACCGACTCTGATTTCTCAGATGGTACTGGTAATAATAACATCTTTACGAACACAACAATTGATCAAGGTACTATTACAAATACCGCGATTAGTGATGCATCGTTCCAAGGTACAATGGATGATGTAGTTGCTCAAAATATGACGATCACAAGTTCTTCAACAGAAGACATGACGTCAGCAAATACCATCATGACAAGATCATCGTTTGATGGCGGTGAAATTACAAATTCAGATATTAAAGACGGCACAATCAAGCAAGTTGAAATTGCTAACAGCACAATCATTGATTCTGCTCTGGTCGACTTTGATATGCAAATCAATGCTAAGTTTGACCAAGGCATTGATGATAACTCATTCTTTGCTATTAAGAACGCTAAGACCGGCGAAGTTGAGCAAATGACATATGCTCAGCTAAACACTGAAATTGGTCGCACGGTAGAAAAAGCACTCAAAGTTTACGTTGCATCAGATGGTGACGACAAGCACCCAGGATCTTTGCTGAAGCCAGTTCGTACATTGAAGCGTGCCGCTCAGATTGCTTTAGAAAAAGCTGGTGGATCTTATGATCGTAACGACATCAATAATGCGGTTCACATTTCTTGTGGACCTGGTACATATTATGTAGACGAACCAGTTGCACTTCCAGATGATTGTTCATTGACTTCATCATCTGGTCAGTACGCAACAGTAATCCAGAAACTTCCAGGTTGGGAACGCACAAACGGTATCCTAGTTGGATCTGGCTGTTACGTCCAAGGTTTCTCATACATGAACTTTGAGGTTGATAACTTCGACCAGCCTGAAGGCGGATTCGCAATCGCTTATCGCCCAGGCGCTCTAATGAGAAGATCCCCATATATTCGTGACTCTTCTCAGCTTTCAAACTTTAACCGCTTAGATGTCGAACCACCACTTAACCCATTTAACTCAAAGGGTACTGTACTTGACCTTGGCCAAGAGTTCTACTTAGAATCAGGTCATAGCGCGCAAGCTCAGTTTGAAGTTGACGATGAAGTTACATTCTCATCTGGTGCTACTGGTTATATTTCATATATTGACGACATTGATTCTGATCGTCAAATTTATGTTCGTAACTTGAAAGGCAACGTTGAAGTTGGTGATATTCTGTATGCACAGCGAGGCGGAACAGGGACAGTTGAAAAAATTGGTATCGACGACTTCCCGAACAGATTAGTTGGTCGTGGCGGTGGCTGTCTATTAGCAGACAGAGCAGTACTTGATACTGACTCACTTTATACTTACGTACTTTGTTTTGGTTTCACACCTCGTACTCAGAACGGTACAGGCTATGTCGCTAAAAACGGTGCTGGTGTTAACGGTATTGGTTCATTGTCAATCTTTACTCGCCAGGCATTCTTTGCTCTTGACGGTGGACAGATGACGCTGAACAACTCAGGTTCTCAGTTCGGTGACATCTCAATGCGTGCTCGCGGTAAAACCGTTATCGTCCAGCCTGCAAAAGTAAACGACGAAGATAACCTTATTGCAAATACAGATTTTGCTGATGCGCTTGAAGAAGCTGCACCAGAGATCATTGATAACATGATTGATTATCTGACTGCAAATACTTCAACAGGATTTGGCGGAAACCCAGGCTTAGGCTATCAAGGTTATAATGCTGATAAATGTTTCCGTGATACTGGAATCATTGTCGATAACGTTGGTTACGACGTTGCAACAAACTCAAACTATTGGGGTCGCCTAAACGGTATTACATATCGTTCGCCAATCTCATATGTAGTTGTGAATGAACAGCTTACAGAAACTGTAGGTTCTATTGAGCACCTTAAAGATGAAATTGAATTTATCTTTGAGAACGCAAATAGCCAAGTAAATGATCGAGTAGGTAAATCGCTCAACGAAACACTAAACGTATTGCAAAACGGAGAGCCAGTTGCCAACAGTATTATCTTTGCAGATACGGGAGTTGGCCCTCGTACTGGAGCTCGTGAAGTTGTTCAAGATAACAGAGAGTTTATCATTGAAGAATTTATTGATTGGTTAGATAATAATCCAAACTTCTTTGCATACGACTCAGCTAAATGTAAGCGCGACGTTCGCGAATTTATCTTACCAGCTGTTAAGTACGATACTCTATTAGATACAAACTATAACTCAGTTACAGCCGGCAATGCATATTACTTCAAAGCTGCAAAGAATGTTATTGGTGCCCAAAGAGACGAAACAATTTCAGCATACGAAAGATTGCGTAAATCAACTGATGATATTGTTGAAGCCAACTCTGCACCATTTGCTGCCGATGCATATGAAAAGTTTAATGAAATTATTTCAATTCTAAAACAAGACGGCCAGCGTTTCGATCCAATCGATGCTGATTATAACACAGCAACTGGCGACTTTGTAATTACATTTAATACACCTCACAATCTTGAGGTTGGAAGATATATTCTACTGATGCCAGAATCATTCACATTTACTTGTGATACTGATGGCAACAAAATTGAATTAGTACATCCAAGAAAATCAGATCCTGCGTTCAAGTCTGCTCTACCAATTACATCTAAGACTGCATATACAATTACAGTAAATGTTGGCTCAACAGGATATAAAGGTAAACACACATTCGTAGAAGCTCTTGATGGTGCAGTAATCGAGCTTGGATCAGAAATTACATTCAGTGACGATTCAAACATTCCAGCTAATAAGCGTAATGCTCGTAAGCAATTGCAAGCTAACAAAAAGTACATCCAAGATTATATGATGGGCTGGGCAGATGACGAATGGTTCTTCTACGATTCAGCAAAATGCCAACGTGACATGAAGCAATACATTGTACCAGCTGTATTAAGAGACGCACAGCTTGGCACAAACTACAACGCTGTTCAATCAGGTATTGCATATCGTGGTGCAACTGCTGCAGTTACAATTAACGATCAGCTACCAGAAACAGTAGGTGCAATTGAGCATCTTAAAGTAGAAACAGTCGACTTACTAGGCGGTGTATTTGAAGATCGCGTAGAAAGAGCTTACGACGAAATTTTGCACATCATGGCTCCAGGCGGACGTCAATATACTCCGCAAGATTCTACTTACAACCCATCTACTGGTGTTATGACACTGACTCTAAACAACCACACATTTGAGGTTGGAGATCAAATCGTATTTGACGAAGGTGCCGTAACATTCTCTTGTGCAAATACTTCAACCGGAGAAGTTGTTGAACTTGCACATCCTAGAGAATCTGATACAAACGTATTTAGAACTCCTCAAACAATTACGGCTGTAAATGGCGACGTAATTACAGTTAACGTAGGTAACGCTGGCGGATACACTGCCGCACATACTTTCGTAAGAGCTAAACTAAATGGCGTAAAAGAATATGGTCACAACGGCGGAAGATTTACTCCAACAGCTGCTGACTATAATTCAAATACCGGTGTTATGGAAATTACCATCGGGGATCACGATTTAAGAATTGGTGAAACAATCCAGATTGAAGCTGGTGCAATGACATTCTCTTGTGCAAACAGCTCTGGCACATTTGAAATTTCACATCCTCGTACAACTGATCCAGCGTTTGAAACAGATCTTACAATTACAGCTATTACAGCTAACACAATTACAGTAAACGTTGGTGATTCTGGTACTTACACTGCTGCTCAAACATTTGAATATGCTGAGCCAGATGCAATTAAAGTCACAACGATTTACAACGGTAAGTTTACTCCGCAAACGGCAACATACGATCCAATCTCTGGTGACATGGTACTGACAATTGGTCAGCACAACTTGCCAGTTGGCAAATGGATCAACATCGCGGATTCTTCAATTACCTTCTCTTGTGCAAATACAACTAACTCAGCTATTATTACTGAGATTACACACCCAAGAGTTGGTGAACCTGCATATCGCGAGCCAGTACGAATTACAGCCGCAACAGGAACAACGATTACAGTTAATGTAGGTAACGCAAATGGTTACCGTGAAGCTCATACATTCGTATCAGCAGAAAATGATTGTATCGATGTTAATGCAATCTACTTTACAGATCCGGCAAAAGTTGATTCATATCATACTCCAACAACAGCAACATATGCGCCAGATACTGGTGTAATGGAAATCACGCTTGGTGCTGATCACGGATTTGAAGTAGATGATCATATCGAATTTAAGCCACAGTCAGTTGTATTTGAATGTGCAAATGGCGGTGTAACTTCAGAAATTAGCCACCCACGTATCGGTGAACCTAATTATCAGAAGCCAATCCGAGTCACAGCTGTATCTAATACAACAATTACAGTCAACACTGGTTCAGTACCTAACGGCTATGCAAATAACCACACATTCGTATCAGCAGAAGATGGCTCTGTAATTAAGATGCGTTCAACCATTACTCGTGATAAGATTAATGCTGCTGAACAACTTCAAGATAACAAAGAGTTCTTAAAAGCTGAAGTTGATGCTTGGATTAGAGATAACTACTTTGTATATGACGATAAGCGTTGCATGAGAGATACAGGCTATATCCTTGACGCAGTACGTCGTGATATGGCAACAGACTCAAACATTAACTCTATCTTTGCAGGTTATGCTTATCGTTCAGGTAATGCTTCGGCAAACACAGTAATTAGCGAGCAGCTTACAGAAACTGCTGGCGCAATTCGTTGGCTCAGAGATCAAGTTGCTGCGGACATCTTAAGCGGTGATGCAGAAGCAAGAGCAAACACAGCGTTTGATGAAATCGTCCAAATTATGGAAAATGGTACATCAAATGCAGACATCATTACATACGGTGATGGATACGTATCAGAAGATACTTTGGCTGCAAGAAAAGCACTGCAAGCAAACAAAGCAGTACTTCAAGACGAAGTTACATCTTGGATGGCTAATACATATCCAGACTTTACATATGACGAAGCAGATTGTGAACGTGACTTAGGTTACTTCATCGATGCAGTATCATGGGACGTTCAGCACGGTTCAAATGCTGCAACATTAGGTAATGCAAGAGTTTACTTTGACAACGCGGCATCTGTATTGGCTGAAGAAGAAAAGCCAAAAACAGCAGCTGCATATCAACACATTGCAAATCTTGCAGGTCAGATTGTTAGAGAAGAAGTTGTAACTCTACAAACTCCAGAAACTCAAGTATTCAACGCCTCAAATAATGAGATGACTCCAACGGATGCCACATACGATCCTATTACTGGATTGATGACTGTCACCGTCAACGGACACGGTTTAGAAGAGGGCGATTGGGTTGTAATGGAGGAAGGAGCAATCACGTTCTCTTGCTCAAATACATCTGTTGCAAATACACAGATCAGCCATCCACGTGCAACTGACCCGTACTTTAACACACCTTGTGAAATTGTAGATGCTGATACAAACACATTTACCCTTGACGTAGGTGATGCAAAAGGTTATACTGGAGTACACACTTACGTCAGAACAAACGGTGTATTCCGTCCATCTGTAAACCCAGAAGTTGCAAATGAAGTTGTGAGATTGTTTAAGACAATTTCAGACATCATTGAAGAAGATAACTATAAAGAAACATTTGGTTCTGAGGGTTACGAAGATACAGTGGGTTATGTATCAGGTGGGCCAGGTTATGGCACCGATGGTAAAGATACTGGACTAACAACTCCTACATTTAAAGAACCTCCATTAACTGGTACTGGATACGATGCTGATATTAATGCACAGTACGAGGAAATCTGGGGTTCAACCGAAAAGTATCAATACGAGATTATTGACTTCATCCGTGAAGAATATAACGGCCTTGCTTATCAAGAAGATAAATGTCCTCGCGACGTTGGCTACATTGTAGATGCTCTTACTGAAGACCTATCATATGGTGGTGAAGAAGCAACAGTAAATGCTGCAAGATACTACTTCGAAGGCGCGGTTAATGTTCTTCCATACGAGCAACGTGAACCAACAAGACTTGCGTTTGAGCACCTTGCAGATGTAATTGAAGATGTTGTTCAAGAAACAGCGGTTACAAAAACAACAGGCAACGACGAAAACCAAGTCACAACAGGAACTGCAGCATCGGCTGCAACCGGTACTGAAGCAAAACGTCTTGCAAATATCATCTCTGCAGTTGTCGATGATCGCTTAGTAATCCCAGATTATCAAGGTTCGTTAGACTTCTCGAAAGGTCAGCAAACTCTGCGCGATCTACCAACTGCCAATACAGATACAGCTCCGCTTATCGAACCAAGCAGAACGTTTGCTCGTAAAGCACTTCAGAAAAACAAAGAGTTTATTCAAGACGAAGTTGTTGCATACATTAATGATGAATACTTTACATATGATGAAGACAAATGTGCAAGAGACGTCGGATATATTCTAGATGCTGTTAAGCGAGATGTACAAACAAATGGTAACTATGCCGGTATTTACGCAGGTAAATCATATCGCGCAGGTACAACAAATACTGATAAAGTAATTGAAGAGCAATTAGCTGAAACAATCGAGGCAATCAAATATCTAAGAGATGATGTTGAGCCAAGATTGTCAGGCACAGCGCTTACAGCAGCAAAAGCATCGTTCGACAATATCATCGATATTATGAAGAACGGAACAAGCAGTGCGCCAACATATAACTTTGGAACAGCATTCCAAAATGTAAGTTCACAAAACTGTGAAGCGGGTATGAGATTAAACAGAGACTTCTTGGTTGAAGAAGGTATCGCATACATCTCAGTTAACTATCCATCGCTTACATACGATACAGCTAAATGTCGTCGTGATATTGGCTTCATGATTGACGCTGTATCATTTGACATCATCCACGGCTCAAACGTAGCAATGAGAGATGTAGCAAGACTATACTTCGAAGAAGGCGTTAACGTTGGTCTACCAGCTGGTCAAAGAGCGCAAACAGCGGATGTATTTGAGCACCTCGGCGAAGTTGCTAAGCAAGTTGTACTGAAGCAGACTGTTTCTAAATCTCTATCTAATGCTGAAAATCAGGTCACTGTTGGATTCAACGCGGCGAATGCTGTACAAGCTAATACAATTCCTGGACTATGGGAAATCGTAGCAGATATTATTTCTGAAGATTCACTCATTAATATGCCAGCTGCAATCGAGCCAGATCCGAACTCAACAGGAAGTGGATACGATGCAACAAATGCTGCCATTGTAACCGGAAGAAAAGCAACATTGGCTGCCGGCGTAAATGATTATCTACAGAAAAAGTTCGATTACCTAGAGTACGATCAAGCTAAATGCCGTCGTGATACTGGATACATGGTTGATGCAATCTCCCATGATATTCAATACGGTGGTAACTCAGCAATGTGGAACAACTCACAGATTTACTTCGTAAATGCAGTAAGCACATTGCCAAAAGAACAGCGCGAACCAACTAAGAAAGCATTCATGCATATGGCGCAAGTCATGCATGATATCGTAAGAGCAGAAGATGTAACTAAAACATCCGGTAACTCATTTACACAAGATAAGACACAGTTGGCAGCACGTAGAGTAATCGCGGCTGAAGTAAAAGAACTTGGCGAAATGATCGCAAATATTACTGGAGATCAAAATCCAGATAATCTACCTGCAAGAGTTGAGCCATTCACAAACTGGGTGCCATCAGAATTTATCACAGAAAAAGATAAGGTTGATGATGAGCTTGAAGATCTGGTCACAAGCATGGTTAACTTCATCTCAAGCGAATTCAACGGCATCAGCTATCCGAAAGAAAAATGCCGCCGTGACGTTGGTATCATCGTTGATGCAATCTCGTTCGATACACAGCACGTTACAAACTATGCAACAAGACTTTCGGCTAACATGTACTTTGACAACGCAACAAGTGTACTACCATTTGATCAACGCCAGCAAACAGCTGACTTCTATGATAAGATGGCAGACTTGGTAAGCGATATTATTCAAGAAATTGATACATCGTCAAGCTACACTACAACAGCACAAGATGTTTCAGGCACGGCAGCAACAGAAACTGAAGGCGAATGGGCAGCAGATCTAATTCGTATCGTCGAAGAAGCAATCCGTAGAGATGGATTGGATGCTGTACCAGAACTTATTGAACCAGATACATCTTGGGTTGATGCAAGCAAAGTATGGGCAGCTGACGAGATTGATGAAAATCTTGACTTCTTGGCTGACGACGTAGTACAACACATTAAAGATAACTTTACAATCGTTGACTACAGCAAAGCAAAATGTCGCAGAGACTCAGGATACATCATTGACGCTATCAGCTACGACCTTAACTACGGTGGTAACGCGGCATCAAGATGGAACGCTGACTTCTACTACTGGAACAATGAACTACGCATTCCAGAAAATACAAGAGTCGCAACAGCACAATCTTATCGCCGTCTAGGTGAAATCATCCGTGATGTTGTAACAGGTTCTTACCCGGGTCAGAAACTTCGCCCAGAAATGGGTGACGAAGAAAGAGCGAAGCAAGCATACGATAATGGTATGATCTTCTACAATGCTCTTTACTACAACTCACCGAAGTACTTGGGACCATTAGTTGAACCAGACTTTACATGGGAAGATGATACAAACAAAGCGTTCAGATTCTCAAGGGATATCTTGTTAAATAACAAGCGTCGTCTACAGCGTGAAGTACAGAGATTTATCACATCTGAATATAAGTTTATCGACTTACCGAAAACTTACCGTGATGCAAATAACCTGATTAAAGTTATTATTAACGACTTTAGAACTCAAGATGCAAGCTTGAACCCAAGCTTATCTTACTCAGGTGAAGGCGCAGGCGGTGATAAATCAGTACGATCTTACGCGGCTGCATTCTTTAACATTGATGCACAGCACGTATTCCCAGTCTTCAACCCACCAGCAACATTTACTAACTGGCGTAAACTAAGATTTAAGGGAACTGTAGAAAATATTACAGCACGTGATGCTCTTGATACAGATGATCTAAAGCGCTGGGATGCATATATCATTCCAACCGATAATAATGGAAACCGTTACGATGGTACAATCTATTACTGGACTGGAGTGGCATGGGGTACAGTTGGCGCAAACAACACAGATCTTCTAGATTCATTCAGTGGTGCTTGGTCGCAGATGAAAACCTATATAAATAACAATATCGCACCAGATACTGAACATAGAACAATGGTCACAGAGTTAATTGATAACGTTCTTATTGATACTGTTTTGAGACCGGACTTCTTAACATTTGGTTCACTTGTTGAATCTATTGCTCACCAGTTTAACGGAGCTTCTGCGGGTGTTAACAGAAACGCACTACCGCTCAACTTCAGAAACGTTGGTTCAGCAATTTCAGCAACAGCTTCGGTCCTATCGGAGGATGGAGGTAGAATTAGATGGTCAGGTGCTGACGAATTGAACAACCAGTACTTCGCAAGAGGGCTGAGAATTAACGGTAGAACAGGACGAATTGAAGGTCGACCATTTACATCCTCGGTTCGTAAACTTGCAAGAAGGGCTTCTAACAGTAGGGCAGTACTATAATGGCTAATAATACGATTACAACAATCTCAACCTCTCAGGCGCCCGACGCTAAACCGGTTATTTCCAACTTTACGCTGACAACTAACTGGAAAACACTGATTGAGGTTCCAAACTACTCGGTCCCTGAATTGGTTTTCGGTGGATCGAATGTTACCGAACCTGGCGTTGGCGAAGTTATCAGTCCACTTGTTTTAACAAACCATAGCGCAAATACAGTAAAGGTTGATGTAAGAACTCACAGATACGACGTTAACGACGAATTTTATGTTGTCAGAAACATGCCGATTCCATCTTACGATACTTTTGCTTTGCCACTAAACGGACAGTTTTTTGCTTCCGGTGATTTATTAGAAATTAAAGCGGATACAAACTTAGCAGTCGATGCTATGATTTCGTTTACGCTAGGCCAAGCAGAGGAAGACGATGTCGAGTAGATTTAAAAGCTTACGCGGTAGAACCACAATACTTGGACAGGGTATTCCGCAAGACAGAACAGAACTTGACGCTGAAGTATTTGAAGGCGCCATCATATATGAAAATGATGGTAACATGTACTTTTCAGACGGTACCGACTGGGTACTGTTTGATGGAGCAAATAACACGGTACAAGGTACTACCGGTTTACAAGGTTCAGACGGAGCACAAGGTGTTCAAGGTACAAAGGCACCTGGCTTTGATGTAATTGGCCAAGTCAATCTTACAGCAAACGATGCTTACTTAGATACTAACTTCCCATCAGCAAATACTGGCGATGCTGTTATTCAGCAAACAGACGATACCTTATGGATTTTAACTCCTACAGAATGGATTAATGTTGGTTCATTCCGTGGCGTACAAGGTTTCCAAGGGACAACCGGCATCCAAGGCTTGCAAGGAACCATCGGTGAAGAAGGTATTCAAGGTTCTCGTGGTTTCCGTGGTAACCAAGGTGTTCAAGGTTTCCAAGGCGGAATTGGTATCCAAGGTCTGCAGGGCATTCAAGGAATGCAAGGCACCCAAGGTGTACAAGGTATGCAAGGCCCGCAAGGTACTCAAGGTGTACAAGGCCCGCAAGGCGTGCAGGGAGTACAAGGCGTCCAAGGTATCCAAGGTGATACTGGCATCCAAGGTGACACCGGCTTCCAAGGTTTCTCAGGTGACGATGCAGGTACGGTTTATCAATATAGACTTTTAAATGATACCGAATCAGCTGATCCTGGCACCGGTAACATGTACTTTAATGCGCCTGCAAACACCGTACAAGATGCTACATTTGCCAACACAACTCAAATTTACATTGATGACGAGGCAGACTTCAGCATCAACATGGAAGGAATCTACCAAGCGATTGCAGATTCTTCTTCTACAAATAAAGCATATATGAAAGTCACAAAGCGTGACGCACCAGACGATTATGTTGTATTCACGATACAAGACATGTCTGCTAATACCGGCTATTGGGAAGCAGATGTAACATTTATTGCTGGTAATGCTTTAAAATCAGATTTTGTTGAAGAAACATCAAATAATGTATTTACTTCTTATCCACTACTAGTTGATTTTAGCATTTCCGGTGATCGCGGTTTCCAAGGTATTCAAGGAATCCAAGGAACAGATGGCATCCAAGGCGATACCGGTATTCAAGGTATTCAAGGTCTTGCGCTACAAGGTGTACAAGGCACAACTGGTATTCAAGGCGATACTGGTATCCAAGGTGTTCAGGGTGTTCAAGGCGTTCAAGGAACAACCGGTCTCCAAGGCCTACAAGGCGATGAAGGTATTCAAGGCTTTACTGGCGATCATGGCGGAATCACATATCAATTCCTTTATGATGGTGATAACGACACAGACACTGCTCCTACTGCAAATAGTTGGAAAATTAACAACGCGGATATTCGTAACGCAACGGTACTTGCTATTGATGATATTCCAGACAATGGATACACAAACCAATTAGATGAACTTTATGACTGGCTTGATGGATTAGCTTCACCTCGTAAATTCTCTATCATAATTGAGAGCACAGCTGATAACGATGGTCCTGCTGGACACCACTTTGTAGTATATGAAGTAAGTGATGTAACGTGGGATAGTGGTTCTAAAAACTGGGCTAAATTTGACGTTAGCTATATTGCATCTGGCGCAGTAACAAGTTACGATTGGGATAACGTTCTAGCAGACCATGGTGCTGATACTTTAATTTCGTTTGTCCCATCTGGCCCACAAGGCTTGCAAGGTGTACAAGGCACGGACGGTGTACAAGGCGTTCAAGGTGTGCAAGGAGTACAAGGCACTCAAGGTACAACCGGCGATGCTGGTGTTCAAGGTACTCAGGGTGTACAAGGTGTCCAAGGAGTTCAAGGCGTACAAGGTGTCCAAGGAGTTCAAGGCGTACAGGGTACTTTAGGTATTCAAGGCTCAGATGGTAACCAAGGTATTCAAGGCCCTCAGTCAATCCAAGGTACAACTGGTATTCAAGGTTTCCAAGGTTTCCAGGGCTTACAGGGCGAAGAGATTCAAGGTGTTCAAGGCTTCCAAGGACCTGATGGTATTCAAGGTAATGATGGACCTCAAGGCACACAAGGAGCACAGGGTACTCAAGGTATTCAAGGAGTGCAGGGAGTCCAAGGTATTCAAGGACAAACTGGTGCAGGTGTTCAAGGCGCTCAAGGTATACAAGGCCCACAGGGTATACAAGGCACAGACGGTGTACAAGGTTCTGATGGTGGCTTCGGTGGTGTAACATTTGATTATACGTTTGAAGCAGATACAAACACATCTGATCCAGGCATCGGTAGATTAAAATTCAATAATTCTTCCTTACCTTCGGCCGATGAAATGTACATCGACGATCGTGATGATGACTTTAACGATCTTCAATCGTATTTAAGAACAATTGATGATTCTACTTCTGACATTAAAGGTCACTTCAGAGTTACAGAAGCTGCATCACCTCAGAATTTTGTAATTTATACAATTGATGCCCTTACAGAAAATAGTGGCTACTTTACAGTTGAATGTACTCATCTAAATGGATCTGTCAACTCAATTGCTGATGATACAGATATTCGTATTACCTTTGCAAGAACTGGTGATAAAGGTGACGCTGGTATCCAAGGTGCACAAGGTACCGACGGTATCCAAGGTGCGAGTGGTTTACAGGGTGCAGACGGCGCTGGATCTCAAGGTGTACAAGGTATCCAAGGTCTTGGTGGCACAGATGGTACTGACGGTATCCAAGGTGCACAAGGTACTGATGGATCTGGTGCTCAGGGTATCCAAGGTATGCAGGGTACTGCTGGTAATGATGGTTCAGACGGTGCTCAAGGCGCCCAAGGTCTACAAGGTGAAGATGGAACCGGCTCGCAGGGTGTTCAGGGTTTACAAGGTGATACAGGACCAGGCGGAGTTGGAGCTCAAGGCACACAAGGTGTACAAGGAGTACAAGGTGCTCAAGGTATCCAAGGTGACTTAGGACCAGCTGGTTTTGGTGCTCAAGGTATTCAAGGTACTCAAGGCCACCAAGGTATTCAAGGTAATCCTGGTTTACAAGGTATTCAAGGTGGAACAGCTGGTGGTGG